TAAAAAAGATTATACATTAAACTTATTCAAAAAAGATTATGGAACAAGCCATCCAAAAGAAAATAATAACACAACTCGAAGCGCACGGTTTTTTCGTAGTTAAGTTAATAAAGACCAACAGAAACGGAATACCTGATTTGTTGGCAGTCAAAGAAAACCGTGCAATCTTTGTAGAAGTCAAACAAGAGCACGGGAAATTATCCGAGATACAACGGTATCGAATAAACGAATTAAGAAACAAAAAAATAGAATGTTATGTCTGGACAAGCTTCGCCACAAATTACGATAAAAAAGACCCGTTTGAATTTAAACTTTGAAACTCAAATTTCACCAACGGGCAGACCCTTTCGATTAAGTGGAACGGCAAAGAATCTACAGCTTCCGAGTAGATATATCAATAAGGTTGAGCGTTGGCATTGGATACATACATTTAGATATCTTGATGAAAAAGGAGGGCTAATTTCGTTTGAATTTGATTATAATGATATTTTTTATGAGATGTTAAAATAAATTTATATATTTGTAACAGTTTCATAATTAATTAATTTTACCCCCCGGATATCCTAAGCACTATTAGGGGGGTTTTTTAAAAAATCAATGCTTGAGCAGTTAGCAAAGAAAGATACTTATTGGCGAAAAATCGCTTTAAAAATCTGTAACAATAAAATGTTAGCGGACGACTTGGTTAACGATATGTATCTGGCTTTGAACAATTGCAATAAAGAAATTAACGATTTTTATGTAATTGTTACCATAAAAAACTTATTTTTACAAGAATTAAAGAATAATAAGTCAACCGATTTAAACGACAATTTCACAAGTGATGCACCTTTTGAGTTGGATGATCAAGAAAAGAAAATAGTTGACAATGTGTATTGGGTGGCAAAAGAGTATATCGAAATGAACGAGACGATGTCAGTCCGAGAGATTGGCAAGGTTTTAAATACAAATTATAATTTTGTTCATCACACAATTAAAAAGGAAAAATTAAAATGGCAAAAAGAAAATCAAAAGGACTTGGCGATACAATCGAAAAAGTAATAAAAGCCACAGGCTTGGATATTTTTGTAGATGGTAAAGATTGCGGATGCGATAAACGCAAGGAATATCTTAATAACCTATTTCCTTATCGAACTAAATCCAGATGCTTTACGGAACAGGAATACAACGATTGGAAACAATTTACAAAGATTAAAACAGTAACTTTATCAAAAGAACAAGTTGATTTTGTTTGCGAACTTTACGCTTCTGTTTTTAACAGACCCGTATGGTTCCCGTGTGCAAGTTGTAGCCCGAAGCCACTTATAAATATGATTGACAAACTTGATAAAATTTATGGAACTTATGAAAAATAAAATACAAATAGAATCTAATAACGAAAAGTTATTGTATTTTGGTAATGACGATGAAGAAAATTTTAAATTTATGTTTCAAACACCAGATTTAAAAATACATATTTTTGAGTTTTCAAAAGAAAGATTAGAATTTATCATAAAAGAAATGACAAGAATTAATAATTTTATTGTAAAAAATGAAAAAACTATTTAGCATTTTAGCAATTGCAACCTTGATGAGTTGCACACCCGAGCCAGTTACAGTTGATTGTGGATGTGGTAAGATTAAAACAAAAACGATGTTAAGTGATAAGATTAAGAACTACGCTTATACTTACGAATGTAACGGTCAGACCATTGGAGTGGGTAGTATGATTGATTATAAAATTGGAGCAACGATATGTAGGTAAAATCAATTAATTGATATGTATTGATATGAAAGATAAGAGAGCATTAAATGGTGGTAATAGCACAAAAGCAGTAAGGCCAGATGATAAAAGATTGATGTCTAAAACGGAATTACAAGACGCTTTTTTGTTATTGTCTCCTATGTCTGAAAAAGCAATTGAAGTTCATAAAAACGCATTAGAAAGTGGCGAAAGATGGGCGGTGGAATTGTTTTATAAATATTACTTTAAAATGCCAACCCAAACCGTCGATAATAAAGTTTCAGTTTCAAACTTCGATATATCAAAAATTTATGATAAAGAAACATCCGAAGCATTGGAATAGATTAGGAAACAATACACGATACTTTGTTTTAACAGGTGGTCGAGGCTCTGGTAAGTCCTTTGAGGTTGGTAGATTTGCCAGCCTCTTATCGTTTGAAGCAGGGCATAAGATTTTGTTTACAAGGCAAACTATGACAAGTGCGCATTTGTCTATTATTCCAGAATTTCAAGAGAAAATAGATTTATTAGAATTGAATCACGCTTTTGAAGTTAAGAAGTCTGAAATCGTAAACATACAATCAGGAAGCGAAATCATTTTTAAAGGAATCAAGACATCAAGCGGAGACCAAACCGCGAATTTAAAATCTTTGCAAGGTGTAACAACTTGGATATTAGATGAAGCCGAGGAGTTAATCGACGAAACAATCTTTGATAAAATCAATTTTTCGATTAGACAAAAAGGCAAACAGAATAGAATACTTTTAATTTTAAACCCATCCACAAAAGAACATTGGATTTACAAAAAATTCTTTGAACAGGCAGGAGTTACCGAGGGGTTTAATGGCACGAAAGGAAATGTAACCTACATACATACTACTTATTTAGACAATTTCGACAATTTAGACCAGTCCTTTATTGATGAAGTAGAGCAAGTCAAGAAAAACAATCCTAAAAAATACCAGCACGTTATACTTGGGGGTTGGCTCGACAAAGCCGAGGGGGTTGTATTTACAAATTGGCAATACGGTACTTTCAATCCTGATAATTTACAGACTTCGTTTGGTCAAGATTATGGATTTAGTATTGATCCAACTACATTGGTTGAGGTTGCAATCGACAAAAAGAAAAAAAACATTTACTGCAAGGAACATCTTTATAAGCCGAAATTAACAACTTCCGAAATAGCGCAAATAAACAACACAATCACAAAAGGAAAGTTAATCGTAGCGGATAGCGCAGAGCCTCGTTTAATTGATGAGTTGGCAAAGTTAGGCAATAGGATAATTGGCACGACAAAAGGAGCGGGAAGCATTAACGTAGGGGTGGAGTTGATGAAAGATTACCAGTTAATAATAGACGGTGAAAACATAGGCAAAGAATTGAATAACTATGTTTACACGGACAAAGGTTAAAAATTATATTGCGATATGTGGAATCACGCCTTGGATGCAATCCGTTATAATGTTACCTACAATTTAAGCGGTGGATATAATTTCGATATTCGATAAAACAAAATAACCTTTTTTTCATTATATAAATATGAAAGTTACTATTCCAGAATCAATAAACGATATAGCGTTGCACCAGTTCCAAAAGTATGATTTGCTTTTGAAACGAACTGATTTGAGCGATGAACAATTCAACGTTAGAAAGATTGAAATCTTTACAGGTTTAGAAAGAAAAAGAATACCTTTATTAAGTCAAAAAGATTATAGTGAAATCTTAATTTTGATTGATAAAGCATTAGAGCAAACCACGGAATTTCAACCTACATTTAAAATCAAAGATGTTGAGTTCGGATTTATTCCAAACTTTGACAAAATAACAGCGGGAGAATATCGTGATTTAACTTTTTACAGTCAAGACGTAGCAGAAATGCATAAGTTAATGGCGGTACTTTTCAGACCGATTAAAAGCAAAATTGGAAACAATTACAAGATTGTAGAATACAACGGAACGGAGAAAAGAGCGGAGGTAATGAAGTATATGCCTTTGTCAATTGTAAACGGTGCGCTTGTTTTTTTTTCGAATTTAGCGAACGAATTAATCGAATATACCCAGAAATATACAGCGGAGGAACAAGCGAGGGCAAACACGCCAGCGACTACTTCGAAAAATGGGGGTGGGATGCAACGATTTTTCAAATGTGTAAAGGCAAAATTTGGAAGTTGGATAAAGTTTTGAAAACAAACATTCATGAATTTCATTTATTCTTAGCTCACAAAATTGATGCACAGAAATTGAAACACAAGATTATGAACAAGAATAGTAATACTATTGAATTATGAACCAGTTAACAGAACTTTACAGCTACATAAAGCAATTAGCCGAGGCGGATAGTCAGGTTAATAAAGTAACCAAAAAGCAAGATTTAGCAAAGGAGACTTTATTCCCTTTGGTTAATGTTATTATTGAATCTGGAGGGTTTACAAATGGAAGTACGGTTAATTTCAATGTAGAATTATCTTGTTTCGATATCCGGAACATTAATAAAGAAATCCAAACTGATGACTTTTGGGGGAATGATAATGAAGTAGATAATCATAATTTAGCAATTGCGGTTTTAAATAGACTTTGGAATAAAATGTATATTGATTTTGAAGAGAATAATATAACAGCAAGTGAAAACCCAGCGTTTGAATTGGGAAGTTTTGAAGCTCCGAAATTGTTGGACGGTGCAAGGTTAACCTTTTCAGTAGAAGTGCCAAATACAACTATTAACTTATGTCAGTAGTCAATGAATTAGAAAAGTTTGGAAAGTATGTAGTACAGCAATCGAAATCTAATCTTTCAAAGAAAAAGAAAAAAGACACTTCGAATCTTTACAACGGAATTAAATTTGAAATTACAAAAGAAAAAGATGCTACTACTTTAACTTTCGATTTTGGCACGGCGAATGATTATTGGCAGTTTGTAGATAAGGGAGTGAAAGGAGTTTCAAGTAGTGCAAAAGCCCCGAACAGCCCGTTTAAGTTTGGAACAGGAACAGGCAAAAGTGGAGGGCTTACAAAAGGCATTAACGGTTGGGTTGCACGTAAAAGAATACAGTTTCAAGATAGAAAAACAAAGCAGTTCCTATCATACAAGGCAACCGCATTTTTAATTATACGTTCGATTTGGAACAAAGGTTTAGAAACAACAAACTTTTTCACAAAGCCTTTTGAACAGGCTTTTAAAAGAGTGCCCGACGATATATATGCAGCTTATGCCTTGGAAGTAGAAGAACAATTAAAAGTAAGATTAAAATGATAAAAACACTTTCGCCATATTACGTTACTATTCCATTTGTCAGTCCTTTGACGGGGGTTACTTGTTCGAAATATACATTAAAGATTTACGTTTGGGATGGATTGAAATCTACCGTTCCATCCGTTGCAAGTTATTTGATGACAAAGACCAATCCGACAAGCTCCACGGGTAGCGACAAGATTAATATCTCACGTTTAATAAACGACTTTATAGACTTCGCACCGAATGAGAGCAACCAGCGTTGGTGCAAAACCTCGGTTACTTATGATAGTTCCACGATTGAAGAGTTACAAACTATTAACTTGGTAGTTCGTGGTTATGGTTATGGAATGGAGGGGCAAAATCCTGATATACCAGTGAACAGAATCTTAATGCAAGGCAATGAATTTAAAGTAAACCGTGAGGGTGTTTTCAATTTACCAATCAAAGTCTTAGAGCCAACTTCGACAATAAACGCAGTTAATGAAACCGTTGATATTTTCTTTCAAGATACAATAATAAACGTTTTGACTAACGATAATTTAGGATTTGCTCCGACTTCAATAATTGGAATAACAACTACAATGCCAGCGAGTGTTGGCACTTTGTCAATTGTTGGAAGTACGGTGAAGTTTACAAAAGGCACGGCATTTACAACACCACAGACTTTCACTTATACCATACAAGATAGCCTTTTGAATCAAGATACTGCTACGGTAACTTTGAATATTAGCGCGGTTCCATCTTTACCAACAGCAGTAAATGAAACGTATAATTTGAATAATGCCGATGTTATAGATTTAATGGTATTGTCAAACGATGCCTTGGGGGTAACGCCTACAACTATAACAGCAATTAATACAACAGGAATCACAACTGGAAGTATCGCCATAACAGGCTCGGGAAGTAAACTGACTTTTACACCGAATGGAGCAATTGAAAGCGGAGAAACATTTACCTATACCATTACAGACAGCGCTTCGAATACAAGCACGGGAACGGTTACTTTAAATATTACTGAAGCTGTAACTTTGACTACAGCTTATTACACAGCGGCTTTAGTTGATATATTAGGAGAAGTAACATACATAAACGAATTTGATGTAGTTGTAGTTTCTGACGGAATAACAACGTCAGAATGTAGAGAAATAATTTATAAAGAATTAATTTCCAGCTATGGAGTAATACCTTGTACACCATGATAACAGTAAAATCCTATCCAAATAACGAAATAGACTATTCAATAGTCGAGCCTACTTCCATCAAAAGTGGCGAAATGGTAAAGAACATCTTTATAGATGTTAGCGAAGCCGTGACCGATGAATATATAGAAATTAGTTTTAATAGCGAAACTATCACACTATTAATCCAAGACGAATGTAGATACACGCCCTTAGACATTGCGTTCCAAAATAAAGAGGGTGCGCTTCAATTCCTGACTTTTTTCAAAGCAAAAACAGAAAGCCTAAACATTACAAGTGAAGAGTTTGAATCCGATCGAGGCCAGCCTTTATTCGGCAACCATCAATTTGTAACTTACAACGTGCAAGGAAAAAGCAAGTTTAAAATGAACAGCGGATTTGTAAGCGAAGCTATGAACGAAACATTTAAACAGTTGATGCTATCCGAGAGGGTTTGGAGTTACAAGAATGGAACTTATACGCCTTTGAAATTAGGTAGTAAAAGTTTAGAATATAAGTCAAGGCAAAAAGACCGACTGATTAATTATGAAATCGAGTTTGAGTACGCATTTAACGAGATAAACAATGCTTAAAATATATATCGAAAATGATTTGCTGGATTTGTTCCAAGACGAAAGCATAGAGCTGAATAGTTCTATTGCTAACGTGAATGATATTACAAAAAATACAACCGATTATGCGAAGTCTTTCACCGTTCCAGCTTCAAACAATAATAACAAAATATTCAAACATTATTACGATGCAAATATTGACAATGCTTTTGATGCTCGGGTAAAGGTGAACGGTCGGATTGAATTTGACGGAATGCCTTTCAGGTTTGGTAAATGGTCACTTGAAAAGGTGATTTTGAAACAGGACAAGCCCTATTCTTATTCTATAAATTTTGTAGGGAATCTGGTATCTTTAAAAGACAAATTAAAAAATGATGAACTTTCTATTTTAGACTTCCCATTATTAGACCACAATTATAATAGTGATACGGTTAAAAGTTTACTTCAAAATAACGGTGATGTTATTTATAATTTGTTCGTTAAAAAGCAATTATACTACAACCCAACAAGTTCGACCGTTATTCCTACTTCCATCAATATAGCACACGCAACGGGCGAGGGTGTAGACTGGACTTATTTAAACCCGTCGATTAGATTAATCAAAATAATTGAAGCGATTGAGACGAAATACGAAATTAATTTTAGCCGTGATTTTTTTGATAGGATTGAATTTCAAAATTTATTTTTATGGGTAAATAATACAAGCGTAATTTCAGGAAAAGGAATTAATGAGGTTAAAATAGATTTTACAAATTTTGGAACAATTACATCCGAGGCTGGTACACTAGATTTAGTAGAGGACACATTTGTTATGGGTGGTCGAAGTATAAAGATAGCTATAAAGGTAACACCGAGCGCAGGATATGAAACTGTAGTTTATGAAATCGAAAGGAGAAAAGATGGAGACTCGGCTGGAAAAGGCACAAATTATACAGGAGAAAAAACGGCAAGGTTTGGCAATTTTGAAAAAAATAGTTCTATAAAACATACCTTTCACGTTTTATCAAATAAAGAATTTAAATTTACGACTACTTTAACTATTGAGTTTATATACGGGGGCGACCCCAACCAAGTGGCAAGTTTCCCCGAACAAACAATCGGAGCGAATTTCATCATTAAGAACAACCTACCAAAAATTAAAATAATTGATTTTCTTAAAGGTTTGTTTTCGATGTTTAAACTCGTGGTAATTTCAGACGATAACGAAAACCTTTACATTGATACAATCGATAATTATTATGCAACGGGCAAACTTTGGAATATTACAAGGTATGTGAAAACCGATACCTTAGAAGTTTCACGTGGCAATCTTTTAAATGAAATTAAATTTACACATAAAGAGCCTGTGACGATTTTAAACAATCAATTTAAAAAATCCAACGGGATTGGCTATGGTGATGCTGAAATATTAATGACAGACGATGGCACAAAATCTGGCAAACCTTTAGAGGGTGAAGCGTTGACTTTTGAGTTACCATTTGAGCAGTTTGTTTACGAAAGATTGAAAGACGAATCGAGCACAGAGCCGTATCCAAACAATATGACTAATATAATGTGCGGTGCAATAATCGACGATAAATTCGAACCCGTGAATCCAAGCCCTCACATTTTTTATAATGTCAACACTTTTCACTCAGGCTTCCCAATTGGTTACATAAATGATTTAGGTGTTAAAGAAATTTTAAACACGACGATCAACACACCGTCACACTCTATTGATTGGGCAACGCCGCAATACAATCTAACATTTGGTATTGAATATAACGAATGGGATAATATTAAAAGTGAAAATACACTTTACCAGAATTATTATAAGAATTATATCACGTCGATTTTTAATCCTAAAAGACGGTTGTTTAAATATAACGCGATACTTCCTTTAAGGATTTTATTACAATTGAAATTAAACGATATTTTAGAAATTAAGAATAATTATTACCGTATTGACAATTTTAATATTAACTTATTAACCCGGGCGGTAACGTTAAATTTAATCAACGCTTTTGATGCCGTAATAAACGGATTTACTTCAAATGTAAATGAACTAATTGCGGACTATTTAGAACAAACGCAATCCGTTTCTATTCCAAATATCGGTAATAGTACAGTGGCAGTCGATGACGATACTTGGTTGAGCGCAACAATTGAGGGTACGAATGTCTTTGTAACTTTTTTACAAAATAACACGGGGCTTCCACGTTTCAATAACGTGACGGTTACTAACTTAGAATCGTTACAAACGATTGAAATATTCATAACTCAAAATGCAGGGGTGGTGGAATTTGATAATGACGAAATAACTTTTGATAATCTTTTAATAACTTTCGATAATGGCTAAACAAACAATCTTTTTAGGAACAACCTCAAACGACGGAACAGGAACAACGCTCCGAGCGGGTGGAGATATGATAAACGATAATTTCGATGAAGTCTATTCATTTACGGGATGGGAACAAATAACAGACACTACTTATACGGTGGGTTCGCCATTGGTGATTTTATCTGGAGTGACGGGCAAAATCCAAACGGGTACTGTTACTAAAATCCAAACGCAACTTCCAACGGGTGTGGCTACTTTTTGGGATGCAACAACGGACAAACTTTTAGCCGTAAATAATGGCGACGCTTTTACTTTGTCTTTAAGATTTAAGGCAAAAATGAATGTTGCTAATGGTATATGTGATATTGCAATTAATATTGGTGGAACTTTAAATAAAATTTCAGACGAAACTATTTTATTTTCAAAGGGTTCAGACGTGGAGCAGAATTTTGATATTGATTTGTCTTATTTTACAGGCAGTACATTTTTGGCAAACGGCGGAACAATTGAAGTAATACCGACAAACGGAGACGTTAGCATTTACAATATTGTTATGGTAGTAATTAGAACGCACAAAGGAAAATGATAATAGCAGAAATTATAAAATTATTACAAAGTCACCACTTTAAAGGAGCAGGTAAATTCACTGATATAGCAAAAGGAAGAGCAAAATGGCAATTACAAAAGAAGTAAACATAGTAGTTAAGGAGAGTGGAATGGACAAAGTCAATCAGTCTATTCAACAGCTCGAGAATGCGGTTCACGATACGGAACAAGCGACAAAGAGTTTTAAAACTCAAATGCGTGAAGCCAATGAAGAACTTTTAAAAATGTCGCAAAAGTTTGGCGAGACTTCGCAAGAAGCCGTACAAGCTGCTAAAAAAGTTGCAGACTTGAAAGACCAGATGGGATTAGCTAACGATTTAGTCAATCAATTTAACCCCGATCAAAAGTTCCGAGCACTTGGAGCGGCAACTCAATTAGCAGGAACTGGGTTTCAAGGTTTGACGGCAGGGGTTGCATTATTAGGCGACGAAAGCGAAGAGACACAACAGAAACTTTTGCAAGTGCAAAGTGCGATGTCTTTTGCTGATGCAATTAGCAATCTTTCAAACCTTGGCGACCAATGGACGCTTTTAAAAACCTCGATTAATACCAGCACTTTATTTACAAAAGCAAACACAGCGGCAACGGGTGCGGCGGCAATAGTTCAAAAACTATTCACAGGAAGTGTGGCAACAACCACGGGAGGCTTCAAGCTTTTAAGAGGTGCAATTGTAGCCACGGGGATTGGTGCATTAATTGTTGCCGTTGGTTTAGTAGTAGCGAATTTCGACAAATTTAAAAAAGTACTTTCAAATATCGGATGGCTTACGGCCGTTGGTGATGCGATTAGCGATATTGTAAATTCTGTAACGGACTTCTTAGGATTTACCTCGGAATCTGAAAGGGTTTTGGATAAACAAAAACAAGTAGCTGAAAAATCTTTAAAACAAAACGAAAGTTATTTAAAGAAAAATGAACACAAACTATCTGAATCCAGAAAACGTGAAATCGAATTAAACAATGAGCATTTTCAAAGGATTGTAGACGGTGAAATGAGCAAAGAAGAATCCTTAAAGATACTTCGAGAAAAGGCAGATATTGATAAGCAAAAAGCACAAAAGGAAGCAAACGAGAAAGCTATAGAAGCGCAAAAGAAAGCAAACGAGAAAGCAAAAGAAGCTGAACAAAAAAGACTTGACGATGAAAAAGAAAGGGTTGAAAAAATATTAGATGCCAAAAGAGAAGAGTTACAAAAATTCAATGATTTAGAAAAAGAATTTGAACAGCAAAGAGAAGATGAAAGAATTAAGAAATTAATAGCTGAAGATGAATCTAAAAAAAATGTAACAAAAGGCTTAGAATCTGCTTTACAGGCAAGAAAAAACGGATTAGCAACGGAAGTGGCAATAGAGGAAGAGGCTAAAAGACAAAAGGAAGTTATTGCCGATGCAAATATGAAAATAGCTACTTCAACTGTTAATCTTTTATCACAGTTAGCAGGTAAAAATAAAGCACTTCAAAGAGCAGGTATAGTTGCATCTGCAGGGATTGGTATTTATAGTGTAATCAAAGATACACAAGCAGCAAATATGGCAGCTATTGCACCTCCACCTTTAGGTTTGGGTCCAATAGCAGGGATAGGTTTACAAACTAAAAATACAATACAAGGAGCTTTATCAGTGGCTTCCATAACAGCAGCGAGCGCAAAGGCTTTGGCTTCGGTTGGCGCAGGGGGTTCGGTAAGTGGAGGCAGCACAGGCGGAGGCGCAGCACCCCAAGCCCCATCTTTCAATCTTGTGCAAGGTACAGGCAGAAATCAATTAGCTGAAAGCATAGGGCAACAAGCACCAGTCAAGGCTTTTGTAGTGGCAAGGGATATGAGTACAGGGCAAGAAATGGACAGAAATATTATTAAAAGCGCCTCGTTATAAAAAAACTTTGTGCAAAATCAAAACAAAAAGAACTTTTTTTTATTATTAATAAAAACACCATACAAATGAAAGTAGAAGAAATAAAATTAGCGTTTGAA